AGGGATATTTATGCTCTTGTATGAGTACTTTGTATTGAATAGCGTGAATGGATCTGGTAAAACCATTGATCCTTGTATTTTTCGTAAGGTTTATGGTATTGATAATGCAGGAGAAGAGTATATTGGATGTGTCTCTAATCTCTTGCAAACTATTGAGTTCTACAAGTATAATCTTGAGGTTGCTATTGATAAGATTCGCAAGTTGGAATACGATCTAAAGGAGAGGTCTAATGGGATTACTCAAGTTGAAGCCTAATAAGAAACTGAATGGTAAGGTTTGGACTGCTGAAGATATTGCGGCTTCGCTATCAACAATTCAGCAGCAGCATATTTCTGGTGAACTGGATGTGTATGCATCCATTGTTCGTGGTGGTATTTCGTATCCAAGTATTTCTGATCAATGGAAGGCTGATGCTTCTAGGAGATTTCGAAATGGAAAGTAAGATTGAACACAAGTTTGAGTATTGTGGCGAAGAGTATGTTGCACACTTGACTCAGATTGAAGATCCGGATGGTTATCCTCATGTTGAGGTTGATCATATTGAGGATATTTACGGTACTCATATTGAACCTACTGATGATGATGAGTTTGGTAATGAACTTTATCAATTCTTTTGGGAGAACTACGATGGGGCTTGATATTTTTGCTGTTCATACTGTTAATGCTCCTGCTGAAGATTTTAAAGGAATTAGTCTTTGCGGAGGAATCTTTAGTACAGGTGACTCTAGTTTTCGCGGCAAGGTTTATAATTCATTCATTGAGTGGGTTACTGGAGATGAGCAGACTCTTTATAAGGAATCTATTGATTTTGATTCGGTAAAGGAGATTCGTAATCAGTTGGCTTTGTTCTTTGTTGAAAACAAGGATGCTGATAAGGCTCAAGATCTTCTTGATGAGATCCATAATAATGGGCAGATTGATTATCCTATAAAGGTTGATGAGGTTCGTAATCTTCTAAAGTTCTTTGATGTTTGTGTTGAGAAAGGATATACTCTTCATGGATGGTGGTAATATTGATCAGCAAATCAATGATACAATTGATTGGCTTGTTGCTAATGATTTTCTTAGCATTAGTTGGGATGAGGATGGTAATGATTACTATAGCCTAACTGATTCTGGTCATAATCTAAATAATGTTCTTAGTGTTTTTGAGGAGGAATCTGATGATGGATATCAAGTATGTTGATTGGGTTCATCGTCTTGATATGATGCTGTCTACAGAGTCCCTTGTGTGGGAAGATGTGGCTCAGTTTATGCCTCATCATTATTATCTACTTGGTAAGCAACCTGAAGATTTCATGTCTGATATGAAGGAAATGATCTACGATGATTAACTACTATGTGATTAGAGTTGATTCTGATTGGTTTGAAGTTCGTAGTGCTGTAGGTAGTGGTTATAATGATGTCAAGATTATTGACGCATTCTATAATGAAGATGATGCGTATTCTTACGCTTCCTATTTGCAGAATCGTAACGATGAGCAAGCCGAATAATTGGGGCTACTGATAGGGACTCCCAGAATACTTGCCTCCTTAGCTCAATTGGTAGAGCAGTTGACTTTTAATCAATTGGTTATAGGTTCAAGTCCTATAGGGGGCACTAGAAACAATACAAACCTAACAAACTTAGGAGAACCATGAACAAAGAAACCGAATATAGTGAAGTTATTGTTTGCTTTGATGGAGAAGAATACACCGTGTCTTTTATCGCAACAGAGTCTTGGAGTTATCTTGATGAGGGATATGCTGACTTCTCTGATTATAGGTGGTCACTTGATTCAATTGAAGTTACTGATATCGTATTTCACGAATATCTTAACGAGCATGGGATGTGCCTAAATCATCCAATTGATTCCTTGAAAAAGGATTTTGCTGATAAACTTCAAAGTCATATCTTGAAGTATGCTCAAGATAGGTGTAAGATTCCTGATCGTGATCCAAAGTATTATTGGGATTTGGATAATATTTATGATATCTCTGATCTTTATCCAAGTTATGATCCCGGTTATTATCCCTATGATTAATTAACTTATTGGGGTGTGCCTGAACTGGATGAAGGCCGTGACTTATAATCGCGTGTATGTGGGTTCAAGTCCCGCCGCCCCTATTTGTCCTTATAGTAAGGACAGTTTATCTTAAATTTGTCCTTATAAGAAGGACAGAAAGGAAAGTGTAATGAGTACTTTTGCAGAGCAACTTGATGAACTGATTAAGGATGCTGTTGGTGATATTGTTGATGATAAGATCTCGGATGCTTCCGAAGATTTTCATACTGGTATTAGTGATGAGATTGATAATGTCAAGTATGAGTGTGAGCAGATGATTGATTCTAATCTTGCAGATATTAAGGAAGATATTCTTTCAGAGCTTTCTGGAGATGTTGAGTTAATGGTTAATGAGGCTTTTGCAAAGAAAATGGAAAATTGGTCTGGATTTACTCTTTCAAATGATGATCGTCGCTGGATTGGTGATCTTATTAAAGCCACCATTGATGAGCGTCTTCATAAGACTTTGACTAAACTTGTTGATGATATCAATCCAAACAAGCATAATTATCATAATATAACCTAATAGGATTAGTTCCTGTAGCTCAATTGGATAGAGCGTGGCACTTCTAATGCTAAGGTTAATGGTTCGATTCCATTCAGGAACGCTTTATTATGAAATACGGAATTTGGTGTAAAGGAATTAAAGATTGGATGGTTGAGTCAAAGCAAGATATTGCATTATGGGACTCTGAAAAAGAAGCAACAAAGTTTATGAAAGATCATCTTTATATCCATAAGGATACTTATGAGGTAAGGAGATTTGACAAACCTAGTAAGGAGTGATATAATGAGTGGTAAGCATTCAGCTGGTAAGGGTGACAAGTATCGTCCAGTTGATAAGAAGCAGTATGATAAGAACTATGAAGCAATCTTCGGAAAGAAGAAGGATAAAAAGAATACGGCCAAGTAGACCAACGGCAGAGTCATGGGATTTAAAATCCCTGTAGTGTGGGTTCGAATCCCACCTTGGCTATATGGGGCTATCGTCTAGTGGTCTAGGATAGGAGGCTTTCATCCTCTTGACCGGAGTTCGAATCTCCGTAGCCTCACTATTGGAGGTCTTATGAAAGATAATAAGAATAAAGATAAGGATAGATACAAGTACAAGAAAAAAGAAAAAAACAAGGGTTGGGGTGATCGTAAGCGTAAGCAAGTTAGAGATGAACTAAAAGTTCGTGATCGTTCTGAGTTTGATTAAGCGTCTGTTGACGCAGAAAGGTTACTATTATGGCGCATGAGATTATGGAGAATGATGGTGCTGTTTTCAACCGTGTTGCAGCGTGGCATCGACTTGGTACTGTTGTTGATTCTGATCTGAATCCTACTGAAGCACTTCGTGCGGCCAATCTTGATTGGGATGTTATCAAGACTGGTTTTGTTAAGGCAGAGCATCCTGATATTGGTGATGTTTTCTCAGAGGATTATTGTGCTATTGTTCGTGAAGATACTAAGGAAATCCTTAGTGTTCAGTCTTCGGATTATCAGGTAATCCAAAATAGTGAACACTTTGAGATGGCTTATGAACTTAGTGGAGATGTTAAGGTTGAGTCTGCACTTAGTTTGAAGAATGGTCGTAAGGTTGTTCTTCTTCTTCGCGGTGATACCTTTGAAGTGAATGGATCTAGTGGAGATACTGTTACCGAATACATGGGTCTTATTAACAGCCATGATGGTAGCATTGCTTTCTCCGCTCTTCCAACTAGTGTTCGTATTGTTTGCCAGAATACACTTAGTATGGCAATTGCTCAGGCTCGACGGGGTAAAAATATGTTCCGTATTACCCATAAGGGTAATACTATGGAAGATAAGAAGAATGCTATGCGTGATGCTCTTCGTCAATTCAAGACTAGTGGTTCTTTCTTCCGTGAAACTGTCAATACCATGTCTGGTGTTGATCTTAAGAAGGAAGATATCCAGAAGTTCTGGATGGATGTTTGGGGTATGATTGAGTCTCCGATTGTTACTAATCCGCGAACTGATGCGGAAAAGGATAACTACGATAATGCTGTCAAGGCTATCGCTAGTTGGTCCGAAACCTTTGACCGTGAAAGGGATGAGACTAAGAGTAGGGCTAGTCTGTGGATGGCTGCTAATGCTGTTACCAAGGGAATCCAGCACCGTGTTGCTGCCCGTGGTCGCAAGGCTACCGCAGAGAATCGTGCATGGGACAATCTTGCTGGTCTTAATCAAGATAATACCATGAAGGTGTTCCGTCACGCTCTTACTTTGGTCTAATCATTAAGTTGAGGTGGGATGCGCATACCATAAACGCATTATAAAGGAGATGCCATGAAGAAAGAAATTGCTAATATTTGGATTAAAGCTTTGAAGTCTGGTAAATATAAGCAGGGTAGGGGTACTCTTCGCACCGATGATGATAAGTTTTGTTGTCTTGGTGTTCTTTGTGATCTTTATGATAAGGATCGTAAAGCAAAGAAAAAGAAGTCTATTAAGGTTTCTAAACCAAAGTATAATGGTAATAAGGATAAGGTTTGTTACAAGTATGGAAATACTTATGACTATCTTCCTAGTGAAGTAAGGAAATGGGCTGGTATGAAAAGTAATAATGGTTCCTTTTGTCACGACGATAGTACATATCTTGATTTAGCCATTATTAATGATGATGAATCCCATCTTGGGTATAAAAACTTTAAGCAAATTGCTAAGATTATTGAACAGAATGTAGATATTCTTTGATAGGAGGACTCTATGCCTGAGTTATGGAGTTTACTTAAGCCAGAAGTTCAGGAAAGTAGAAAAAATTATCAAGCTCTTCTTGAAGAAGAGATGCTTAATCTTTCTCAGAACAGATATTGGGAAGAGTATAATCGTTCTCCCGATGAAGGGTATCCAGAGCAGGGATTACTTGATTCTTGTGTTGTTCACCTTACTCCGTTTTATCAAGAATGGATTGATCTTATATCAAAGAATAGAAAGACTCCAGAGTGGGCTTATCCACTATTTGCGGTTGGTGCTGGTAAGATGGCCGATATTACAATTAGGTGTCTTATGCTTGAGTGGTTCAACTCAACTACTTGGGATCGTAAGATGGATGGAAAGGACGGCGATATTCATACCGTTCCTCTTCCTTCGGCACAACATATGTCACACCAAATCTCTAATATGGTGATTGATATTGTTGCTTATCAAGCTGCTAAGAAAGATTTTAGAGATGATTGGTTAAAGCAGTCACACTACCAAAAGAATTGGACTGTTAAGCGATGCAAGGCTTTTGCTGGTAAAATGAACTGTATTAATAAGAAGCAGTTCACTAGAAAGCAAAGAGAAGATTTTGGACACCATATGCTTCGTATTGCTGAGATGAGTAAGATCATTCAGGTAAAGAATTACAGAAAGCGTATTGGTAATCGTTGGTATGAGCGAGTTGTTGTTAGTTTTAGTGATGACATTTTAATGGAACTTCACAATCGACACAAGGATTTGATATCAAAAGCAAGTTTGTTGTATCGACCAATGATTGTTCCTCCAGTTTTACACGCTACCAACTCTAGTGGCGGTAATCTGATGCCTTGGATTCGTAAGCCAGTTGTTCAAAAGTTTAGAGACATTTTTTGGGATGAGACTGTTGTACAAAAAAACTCCACTCCAAGCGAGATTGTTATTCGTGGTCTTAATAACTTAATGCATACTGAATGGACAATCAATAAAAATGTTTATGAAGTTATGGAAAATATGTTCCATAACAATACTAGACAAGCCAACCTTCCAGCATATAACTTTGATGCTTTTGATTTTGGTGAACCGTACCCAGAAAGTGGGACTAAAGAAGAGAAGGCTAAGTGGTGTCAGCGTAAAGAAGAAGCTTATAGTAATTGGTATAAGGAAGAGCGTTCTCGCGGTAGAATGCTTGTTCGACTTAAAGTTGCAAAAGATTTATTGAAGTGGGGATTCTTTTATCATGTATATACTTGCGACTTTAGAGGTCGTGCTTATACAGCATGTGATTTGTTATCACCACAAAGTTCAGACTTTGATCGTAGTTTAATTATGTTTGCAAAGCCAGTAAAGCAAACTGAGCAAGGTTTATATTGGCTTAAGATTCACTTAGCTAATTTGTTTGATCAAGATAAAGAGCCTTTTAATGATCGTATTAAGTGGGTAGATGAAAATCTTGATAAGATAAAGGCTACTGCTAAAGATCCATATGATATGCGTTGGTTTTGGGTTTCAGATAAGAAGAAAAAGAATCCTAGTTTTCAGCGTCTTGCTGCCATCTTTGAATTTTGTAGAGAAGATGGATTAACACAACTACCAATTCAAATGGATGGTTCATGTAATGGTGTTCAGCATTGGGCCGCAATTATGCGTGATCCTGATTTAGCATACAAAGTTAATCTTACGGGATCAAAAGATCCACAAGATTTATATGGCTTTGTTGCAGACTCTATGACATCTTCTATGAAGAAAGATGTTGAGGATGAATCAGCAGATCCAGATACAAAGAATTGGGCATCTCGATTTTTAGATCATTGGAGTCATAAGATTCCTAGATCAGTCTGTAAGCGTGCTGTAATGACAGATCCATATGGAGTTACCTTCTACGGTATTCGTCGTTATTGCAAGTCTGAAGGTCATTTGGATTGGGTTGGTAAAGATCGTATTGCTGGTGCAGTTATGGAACTGGCCACTTATATTGATAAGTGCCTTAAGAATACTCTTACTAACGCTAATTTAGGAAAAGTTTGGTTAAAGCAAGTTGCTGATATTGCAAGTAATATGGGTAAAAACCTTGAATGGTATACTCCATGTGGTTTCAAAGTTGTTCATCAATATTATGAGATTTTAACGCGGCGATCTATTGCCAAGCTTTTTAACATGAAAGAGCTTAACTTTGGTTCTACTGATTCATCTAAGATTGATGATGACCAAGTTAATCTTGCTGTTAGTCCAAACTATATTCACTCATTAGATGCTAGCCATATGTGGATGACTCTTAATAGAATGATTAATTCTGGTCTTACTAATTTTAGTTTTGTACATGATTCATATGGTTGTGCTGCACCATATGTTCCTATGATGAGGCAGTACACTAGAGAGGAATTTTATGAAATGCACAAAGAACCACTGCTTCAACGATTCAAAGAAGATGTTGAAAAAGTCCTCTGCGTTGAGTTGCCGGGAACGCCTGAAATTGGTAGCCTCAACATTTCATCCGTTCTTGAAGCAGATTATTTCTTCCATTGATCCAGTTATTGTTATATGGCTTGATGCAGAAACTTTGGGCGATGGTGGGTGGATGCCTATTAAACATTTAGAAAAATCTCTTAATGGAGAATTACCAACAGTTGTTTCAATTGGTTTTATTGTAGAAGAAACAAAATCATATATTGCATTAGCTGATACGGTGGCTAATGATTGTGTTGGGGTAGTCAATAAAATTCCGTGGGGAATGATTACTTCCATAGAAAGGTTGGCTGCTAGTGGCAAAAAGAAAACGAAAAATAATAAAGGTCGAAAGCGAAGGAGATATGGAAGTAGCCGTAAAAAAGGTAGTTGATCTTGCTTTATCTGATGATGTAAAAAAGACAATTAATTTATGGTTTCCTACTGGTCGTTTATCAGCTATATTTTTAGATAACTGTCAAGCAGAGATGATGTTTCAAGATGTTCCTATTCAAACAGATATGAACATAAACATCTATATTGAAAAGGAGTAAAATGGCTAAGGTATTAGTTATAGGTGACACGCATTTTCCAGCGGTTCACAAAAATTACTTTGGATTTGTCAAAAAGATTCGTGATAAATATAAGTGTGATAAAGTAGTTCATATTGGTGATGTTGTAGATCATCATTGTATTTCTTTTCACAATAAGCATCCTGAAAATGAGGGTGCTGTTACTGAATACAAGAAAGCAATTGCTTGTATTAAGCAATGGGAAAAAGAATTCCCTGAGTTAAAGGTTTGTATTGGTAATCACGATGAACGAGTTTTTAGACTGGCTTCCAGCGTTGGTATTCCAGACTTTTATCTAAAAACTTATAATGAGGTTTATAGTACAAAGAAGTGGGAGTGGATGTATGCTCATGTTATTGATGGCACTCGCTTTCAGCACGGTACTGGTTCTTCTTCTCAATATCCAGCTTTTAATACGGCTAAGATGTCAGCATTCCCCATTGTCATGGGACATCACCATTCTATCGCTGGCATCAATTGGCTTTGTGGTCCTGACCGTAGAATCTTTGGAATGGATATTGGATGTGGCGTAGACAAGAATAGATATGAGATGGCTTATGGTAAGAATCTTATTAAGAAGCCAGTCATTTCTTGTGGTGTTGTTATTGATGGACATCCTTATCTTGAACTAATGGATATGTGAGGTAAATATGGAACAGAAAAGATTTACTGTACTTACTGAAGAAATGTTTAAGTTTGTTACTCCAAAGTTTACTATTAGAATGTGGCTTCCATTAGAACAACCTTTTGGCGAAGTTGATCTTTTTCCTCCAACTTCAATAGACATTGAATACTATAGTGCTGATTCTAGTTGGATGAAATCAAACATTGAAAAATGTCTTGAAACCAATTGGAAGGATTTAGGTATGTCTGAACTTGGTCTTCGTTTATTATCGGCTTATAATGCAAACGCTGTCGAAGTTCTTGATAAAGATGGAAATGGTAAGGTTTTCTATAACGATTGGCCCTGATAGTTGGAGCTACTGATAGGTACTACAGAAAGGAGGTGAAACATGAATAATAATGAAACTACTGTAACTGGAGTAAGCGTTGTTGAATATCTTTCAAACATTAGTAATGTTCTAACTGGTATCACAACCAACATCAATGAACAGGTCACTAGAATTATTGCAGCTCAGTCTGCTGCTACTACAAATCTAAATAAGGAGATTCAAAATGAAGTCAACGAAACTGCCACCGCTGGTAACTGAGACTCTAGAAGTCAAGTGGAGCAATCTACTTAAGCCAGATACTAACTTTGGTGAAAACTCTGCTAACCACAATATTACTGTTATTGCTGATAAAGGTCTTCAGAAGACTCTTGCGGAACTGCTCAAGAAGAGTGGTGCAAAGAAGATTAATGGTATGGTTGAAAAGGAAGGCATTAAGTATGTAAAGTTTAAGAGCAAGACTCATATTGACAAGGTTAAGTTTCCTTGTGTTGATGCCCTTGCAAAGGATACTGATGTTGTTGCTTTTGGTGGAGATAAGGTTCGTCTAAAGCTTCAACCAATGGTTCTAAGTCGTGATAACTCTCTCAGTCTATATCTTAACGGTGTTCAAATCATCGAAAAGAATAATACTGGCGGTGGTTCTGGTAACGGATTCGCTCCAGTAGAAGGTGGTTTTGTTAGTGCTACTACTAACAAGTCTGCATCCACAGTTCAGACAGAAGAAGTTAGTGACGATGATATTCCGTTCTAATGGAATGGAAGTTTGATATATCACCAGTTGCGGCATCTAGACCTAGAGTAGGAAAATGGGGAGCTTATTATTCTGGTCCTTACAAAGACTTTAGAGAAGAAGCTTCTGGAAAAGTCTATGAAGTATTGGGTACTGATCGTAAGTTACTTAGTGGACCACTATGCGTTACTCTAGAGTTATATGTAAAGCGTCCTAAAAAAACTGATAGAAGTCATCCAAGAGCAGACTTGGATAATTACGCTAAAGCTGTTTTTGATATTTTGAATGGTAAATTATGGGAAGATGACTCTCAAATTATTTCAATGTATGTAACCAAAGAATGGGCAGAAAAAGGCTCTAATGGTTACTTTATTATTGGAGTCAATAAACCCAAGTAAGTGTCTTTGGTAGTTTAAGATAGGAAAATATTATACATTACAAACCCCAAGCATGTATAAAGATGGTGGTGCAAATCCACCCCAACGATTTAAGGAGAATATAAAATGAAAACAGTAGTTGAATGCGATACCGGAAAAATTGTTACATATATGGATCATATGGGTAATGATAACTCTGTTGTTGATGCAGCAAGAGTATCATTTGATAAAGTTTCTTCTTATTATACAATAGAACAAAATAATAAACTAATTAATTATCTAGCAAAACATAATCATTGGAGTCCTTTTGCTCATACTTCTATTAAGATGAAATTCAAGGCTCCTGTTTTTATCGCACGACAATTAGCAAAACATCAGGTTGGTTTTGCTTGGAATGAAGTTAGCCGTCGTTATGTTGACTTTACTCCAGAATGTTGGGTTCCAGATAACTTTAGAATGAGAGCAGAAAATAAGAAGCAGGGTAGTTCAGATGAACTTGTTAAAGATCCTGAATTACTACAAGACTATAAGAATATGTGCTCTGCTGCTTTGATCATGTACGACAGACTGCTTGAGAATGGTGTCTGCCCAGAGCAAGCTAGAGCCGTTCTGCCGCAGTCTATGTACACGGAGTGGGTCTGGACTGGTTCTCTGTATGCATGGGCTAGGATGGTTTCCCTGCGATCCCATGATACTGCTCAATCAGAAGTAAGAGAATATGCTAAAGCTGTTTCAAATGTTTGTACTAATCTTTTCCCAATTAGTTGGAGGGCTTTGAATGAACATATTCGTTCTTGATACTTGTCCACGACAGGCTGCTAAATATCTTTGTGACAAGCATGTTGTTAAAATGGTGCTTGAATCAGCACAAATGCTTTGTACTGTTCACAATGGTATTGCTCCATATAAGGTTGCACACAAAAATCATCCTTGTACTATTTGGACTAGATCAAGTCTTACGAATTACAACTGGCTCATTGAGCACGGTGAGCAAATTGGTATTGAGTATACTAATAGATTTGGAAAGCATCACAAGTCTAGTGATGTGATTGAGTGGTGTAAGGTTAATCAGCCACCCATTCTTGATCTTGGTCTTACTCCTTTTGCTCAGGCTATGCCAGACAAATACAAGCATGACGATGCTGTAGTTGCCTATCGTAATTATTATGTTAATGAAAAGAAAGATATTGCTTACTGGAAGAGAACCGAAACGCCGTCATGGTATATGGAGATGACTAATGGAATCGTGGCTTGAACTTGCCAAGAAAATATCTGAGACTGTTCAGCGTGATCGTGTTCATGTTTCTCTTATAGTTCGTAAGAATAAACTTATTACTGTTGGTACTAATAACTGGAAAACTCATCCTAAAACTGTTGAGCTTGGTTATATGTTACCTTATCTTCATTCAGAGTTAGATGCTTTTAGAAAATTAGAAACAAGTTATGATAAGCTTGTTCTTATGAACTATAGATTTAGTAAGACCGGATGTATTGGTATGTCAAAGCCATGCAAGTATTGTATGCCTTGGTGCGTCAATATGTTTGATAAGATTTACTATACAAATGAAGAAGGGATTCTTGTTGAATTATGAATATTAATGATACATTTAAAATTATGTCAAGGTATGGACAGCCTAGAGTAGTTACGAAGGTTGCCGATAATACTTACATTATTGATGGTCCTTCGTCTTATTATAGAGGAGGTACTACTAATAATGGAGATTTATATGTTGATTACTCTGGTGGCCCTTTTGTATGCACTGGCGATTCAATGTCGTTCTATGGAGGAACGGAAAAGGAAATAATTAAAGCAATTACAATCATTGAATCTTCACAAGAAGAGTTCCTAACTGTAGAAGTTCTTACTCAAGCTAAAGAAGAATATTCTTTAGATCGTATTGCTAAATTAGATGAAGAAATGGGGTTAAATGACTGACAAACAAGACATTATTACTCGACTACGAGAAGAAGGATTTATTACCCATATAGGCGGTTTACAACGGGAGTCCAAACTATTGCATGAAGCTGCTGACGAGATTGATCGGCTGCGGAATGAGTTGGATACTCGTATTGCTATGTGCGATATGCGTTCAGAAAAGATTATTGAATTGATCGCAGAACGCGACGATGCGAGGCGAAGGTTGTGTGAAGAACTGTTGGAGGTTGAAGGTCATCCATTTGGATGGAAAGGTGCGAGAGGTGCAAATGGCATCGCACAGCGACTTGGTTGGGACTGCTTCAAGGAGAATTCTAATGAGTGATAGTACATTTACAGGTAAGCGTAGCAAGTGTCCTCAATGTGCATCTACTGGTAATGATAACAAGGGTAATAATCTATGTGAGTATACTGATCATTACTATTGTTTTGCATGTCAATATTATGAAGGAAAGGATGGAGTTATTAAGCGTATGGAACCAGAACCAACATTTACTTCAGAGTTCAAGCCAATTAAGGGTAGTGTAACTGGTCTTGCTCATCGTAATATTGATGATAAGACTTGCAGACTTTATGGCTACGAGTGTGCCAAGGTTAATGGCAAAGATGTAGAAATCTCAAATTACTACAAGGGTGGTGAACTTGTTGCTCAACATCTTCGTGGTCCCAACAAGCAGTTCTTCTGGAAAGGTAATAGCCGAAGCGTAGAGTTGTTCGGCCAGCATCTTTGGAAGAATGGTGGCAAGCGTCTTGTTATTACTGAGGGTGAGATTGATTGTATGACTGTCAATCAACTACTTGGTGGTACTTGGCCTGTAGTTTCTATTCCTAATGGAGCACAATCTGCTGTTAAGGCAATCAAAGATAACTATGAGTTTGTTTGTAGTTATAATGAAATCGTTATCTGCTTTGATAATGATGATCCCGGTCGTGATGCTACAAAGCAAGTTGCAGAGTTACTGCCACCCGGTAAGTGCAAGATTGCCAAGCTTCCATACAAAGATGCTAATGAATGTCTAATGAAGGCTAATGGCAAGGCTGTAGTCTCTGCTATCTGGGAAGCTCAACAGTATTCTCCTGATGAGATTCTTCATGTCTCATCTATTGTAGACTCTAGTGAAGATATCCAGAATATCAAAGTCTATCCGTTCCCATTCGATACTCTTAGCGAGTTTCTTATTGGTCAGCGTAGTGGAGAGATTTCATTATGGGCTAGCGGTACTGGTAGCGGCAAGTCTACTATTCTTCGTGAACTAATTATGCATCATCTTGATGAGGGTCGTTCAGTTGGTGCTATCATGTTAGAAGAATCTCCACAGGAAACTATGGATGATATGATTAGCCTTATGCTTAACAAGCCAGTTCGTGCTATTCGTGCTTGCCGTATGATGAATGATCTTCGTACTAAGCTAGGCAAAAATCCAATTAATATGGATTATATTGATGATCTTTCTGATGAAGAATATGCTTCCGCCAAGCGTAAACTTAGTGGTACTAACTTCTTTATCTACGATCATCTTGGTAATAATGCAATGCAGAATCTACTTGCACGCATGGAGTATATGGCGGTTTCTTTAAAGGTAGATGTTATTGTTCTTGATCATATTACCGCAGCCGCAGCTGGACTTATGGGTATGCATGACAAGGATGTAGATGGTGGTAACTCAGAGCGTATTATTATTGATACTCTTATGAAGGAACTACGATCTCTTGCAGTTCGTACTGGTGTGCATATTGATATTGTATCTCAACTAAAGAAGACTGATAAGGCTTATGAAGAAGGTGATAGAATCACTCTACAAGATCTTCGTGGATCTGGTGCTCTGTCATCAGTACCAAATACTGTTATCGCTCTTGAGCGTGATCGTCAAAATGCAGATGAGACTATTGCGAATACAACTCTAATTCGTGTACTCAAGAATCGTCTAACTGGTAGAGCTGGTATTGCTGGTGCTTTGTTCTATGATCGTAAGACTGGTAGACTTAAAGAGGTTGG